AACAGATTAGACTACAGGGGTTGGATTATGGATTTTGGTGACTTAAAAGATGTAAAAAAATGGTTAAAAAAAGAATGGGATCATCGTTTATTGCTTGCTTGGGATGATCCTTTGATTGGTGATTTTAAAAAACTACATAAAAAAGGGGGCGTTAATATTAATATTATGTCCCCAAATTATGGGCCTGGGATTGAAGATTCTTGTAAATACGTTTATGATAATATTTCTAATATTATTAAAATAAAAACAGATAACAAGGTCTGGATTGATAAGGTTAAAATTTATGAACATGAAAACAATTGGGCGGAGTATCATGCTTAAAATAAACAGTATATTTTACACTATTCAAGGGGAAGGTTCTTTTGTGGGTACACCTGCAATCTTTATTAGGCTAAGCGATTGTAACCTTGCTTGTAGTTTTTGTGATACTGAGTTTTTGAGCGGTGATCAAATGGATGAACAGGAAATATTAGAAGAGATTTTTAATTATGACTGTAAGTTTATTGTTTTAACTGGCGGGGAACCTTCAATGCAAGATATTGGTACTCTTTGTGAGTTGCTTAAAGAAGAGGATTACTATATCACAATGGAAACCAATGGAATGTTTGAACCCGTTACAAATAAAATAGATTGGATATGTTTAAGTCCCAAAAGTTCTTTTAAACATATTAAATTAAAAGAATGTCATGATTTAAAATTTGTAGTTAAAAAGGGAGATGTTTTACCAAAAATTCCAAAGGACTTTAAACATCGTCAATTATTTATATCGCCAGAGAACGAAACAAGTGGTGAGCATATAGGATTAAAGGCTTGTACTGGTTTAAATAAAGAAAATTTAGATTACTGTGTTGATTTAATTAAAGAGAATCCCAATTGGAGATTGAACTTACAAACACATAAAATAATAGGAGTTGAATGATGGAGGATAAAATGGAAGATGATATTAAAAGTATTCTTTCTCATATTGGGGAGAATGTCTATAGAGAGGGATTATTAGAAACACCGAAAAGAGTTATTAAATCGTGGAAAGAACTTTATTCAGGTTATAATCAAGATCCAGAGAGTGTATTTAAAACCTTTGAGAATGAAGGTTTTGATAATATGGTTATCTGTAAAGACATTGAGTTTTACTCTATGTGCGAACATCATATGTTGCCTTTTTTTGGTAAGGCACATATTGGTTATATCCCAAATGATAAAATAATTGGGTTATCTAAGTTAGCACGCTTAACCGATATATTTGCAAGAAGATTACAAAACCAAGAAAGGTTGACAGATCAAATTGCGAAAACTTTAATGGATAAATTAGGAGCCAAAGGTTCGGGAGTAGTTATTGAGGGAAAGCATTTTTGTATGATGAGTCGTGGTGTCCAAAAGCAAAATTCTGCCATGATTACTTCCTCATTACATGGAGTCTTTAGAGAACAAAGTGTTAGACAGGAGTTTCTGACATTAATAGGAGGAAAATAAAATGAAAAAAACGGTATTAGCGTTGAGTGGAGGAATGGATTCCTCTGCTTTATTGATCAAACTATTGTCGGAGGACTATGAAGTAACAGCTTTGTCTTTTGATTATGGACAAAAGCATAGATTAGAATTACATAAGGCTAATCAATTAATAATGTATCTACGTGAACATAATCTAAAAGTAAACAGTTGCGTTATAGATTTAAAAAGCCTTGCTCCTTTATTAAATTCTAATTTGATAGAAGGAGGTGATGAAATCCCTGAAGGCCATTACGAGAATGAGAACATGGTTTTAACGGTGGTTCCTAATAGGAATAAAATATTTTCAAGTATAATTCAATCAGTTGCCTTGTCACAGGTTAAAGATGATCGGGTTTTTATATCTTTAGGTATCCACGCAGGGGATCACGCTATTTATCCAGATTGCAGAGAAGAGTTTAGGGACGCAGATTACGAAGCGTTTAGACTTGGTAATTATAATGCTGAAATGGTAAAATATTACACTCCTTATCTTGAATGGGATAAACATGAAATATTAAAAGATGCAATATTTAGTTGTAAAAAATTAAATATTAATTTTAACGAAGTATTTAAAAGAACGAATACTTCCTATAAGCCCATTACGGTCTCAACTAATAATGGTTTAAATAAAGAAGAGTATTCGGATTATAAATCAGCATCGTCCGTCGAAAGAATAGAGGCTTTTATTAAACTTGGACGACCAGATCCGATTCAATACGCAGATGAAACAGGATTGGTGAGTTGGCGTACCGCAGAAAGTCATGTTAATGAGGTTTTAAGTAATGTCGGTTAATATACCATGGAGCGATATTGATGCTGGATGTCATGAGATTGCCTCCTGGGTTAAGACTTTAGATGTTAGTTTTAGAGGAATTTGGGGGCCTTCCAGAGGGGGGTTAATCCCTGGAGTAATTTTATCTCATAAATTAAATTTAAAACTTTTTGAAGATCCAAGAGTAAGGCCATTACTTATTGTTGATGATATTGCGGATACTGGAAAAACCTTACATTCTCTTTCTAAATTAAATGATGTTTATGTTGCTACTCTTTTTTATCATAAGCAATCAAGTTTTATACCTGACAAATGGGTTTTTGAAAAAAAAGATGAATGGCTTGTTTATCCTTGGGAGCAAAAATAATGCTGTTATATTTTGCTACTTGTTCAGCTCATGATTTAACACCGATTGGCAATCTTAGGTATAAAAACGTATTATCTTCTTTTTTCTACTATAGAAAAGGAAAGTATAGGGAGTTTTATTTAAAGAATAGGCATCTTTATGATAATTTTTTTATGGATTCTGGTGCTTTTTCTTTTCATAGTTTAAAAGTTGAAATTGATATTGATGAATATATTGATACAATTAAAAAGGATGAAATAAAAAATTATTCAGCTCTTGATGTAATAGGGGATCCAGAGAGCACTTTGAAAAATTATAACTATATGTTATCAAAAGATTTAAATCCCACTCCATGTTTTCATATTAATACCGATATTAATTACCTTGATTATTACTTAGATACCACAGATAAATTAGCAATCGGAGGGATGGTTAAAGCTCGAAATATCCATCCTAATCTCAAAAAGATTTGGTCTAAAATATTATTAAAAGATAAAAAAATAAAAGTCCATGGATTCGGAGTTTCAAGCCCCGATATTGCCAGTAGCTATCCTTGGCATTCGATAGATTCAAGTTCTTTTGCGGCTATAACTAAATTTGCCAGAGCATCAGCCTGGAGAAATCATCTTGAGAATTTTGAGATCATAGATTCTTTTGATCTTTTAAAGACTTACCAATGTCATCCCTTATCTAAAGATAAACAGGTTGAAGAAAGAAAAACTTTAGGCGGGGTTGTTTATACTTTTTTACTATATTGGCAAATGGAGCAATACAACCAGATGATTGACTGGGTCAATGATAATCATAAAAATAAATTATGGGATCATTTGACCGCTCAAATATCTATGTTTTAAATGAAAATTGGGATCAGAAGTGCTAAAATAAGACAAATAAAACTATCCCCTAAATGGGGAGCTTTGATTAAATAGTTTAACAGTCTAAGGCCAAACGGTGGCAGCTACCTTGATCCCAAAATTAAAGGAATAAAAATGATACCAAGCCACGAACCTTGCCCGATGTGTGGGCATTCGTATGAAGAAGAACAAATAATAGATGTAAATGAACTTGCAGAACAGGCCATAAGCAATCTAAAGTTTTTAAATTTAGGTTTTTCGCTTGGGTATTTAATGACGGATTTAGAAAGGTCTGTATATTATCACCATCAAATTAGAAAGTGTAAGTTTAAAGAAATCTCTAAAATATTAAATAAGTCTGAATCTACTTTAACGAAAGCGTGGAATCGCTGTAAGTTGCGAGGTGATAAGGCCTTAGAAGATTCTATTTTGTAAAAAGTTCCTTTTTTACCTTATATATAGAGGGGTTCATTGCCCTACTCGTGAAATAAATAATGAAATAGCACGAAAGACAGAAAAATAATGCCTTTACACGATGTAAAATGCTCCGAATGTGCGCACATAGAGGAGATACTTTATCAACATCCTTACAGACCTTATAATTACGCTTGTGATAAGTGTAAGAAGGTTCAAAGGTTTAGACCTTTAATAGGTTCTTCCAGGATAATGATTGGTGGATCAAGACAAGTTGAAATGGAATTAGAAAGATCAGCTGCGGACGGCTTATTTTAGTGCCTAACAAAGCAGCTAAGAATCGGAAACGGTCAAGGATAGCGGTTAAAAAGAAGATACGAGAGTATAGAGCTTTGAAAAGAAGAGAGCGAAAGGACAAAAGAGATGAAATACTTTAAAAGAAAAGATGGAACGGTATTCGGTAAACAGAATCCGTCTAAAGAACAGATGGAAGCCTATAAAAAAGATGATTGTGTTGTTTGCGATAAAGATGGGAAATCAGTAAAGAAAACTAAGAAAGTTTATCGTGAAGTCCATAGGTCAGAATGAAGGTATTGCTCTTAATTGTGAGTTAGTAGGTCTAAAAAATTTAAAAATTAGCCATAACTGGCGATTAGAATTTGATGTATATGAGATTGAGCAGGATAAGATAAAAGATTTGATTGATTTGATTCAAAAGCCTGTTGTAATCGGTATTGTCCCAGGTGAATAAAATAACTTAATAATAACATGCCGTTTGAAAAAGGAAATAAAATAGGTAACCGCTTCAAGGAAGGTCAAATTAACAATCCTAATGGTAGGCGTAATGCAGCCAGGGATATATTAAATAAGATACTTGATACTGAAGTTGATGAAAAGACCAAGCGAGAAGATTTATTAAATAAGTTAGTGCGGATGGCTAATCAAGGAAACCTTAATGCAATTAAAGAAGTATTAGATCGTACAGAAGGCAAGTCTACTGAATATATTGTTACCGAAGAAGTCAAACCTATAAGAGTTCTTGAATTTGGAGATGATATTTTAGATGAGAAAGAAGCCCCTTAGGTAGCTTCTTAATAGCCCCTTAAAATTTATTTTAAGGCTATAAAGATAAAGATAAAGATATGGATAAAGATAAAGTTAAAGATAAAGTTAAAGACAGATGAATGGAACTGATTTTAACAAAGGAAAGAAGAGAGATTCTAAGCCATCCAGCCAGATTCAAAGTAATCACGGCAGGGCGGAGATTCGGAAAATCGGTTCTGGGGTTAATGTATCTTTTAAAAGGGGAGATGTTGCAGGGCGAGAATCGCTGGTATTTAAGTCCGACATACAGACAAGGCAAACTAACAGTATGGCCGATACTAAAATCAATTATCAGGAGCCAACCAGATTGGAAGATCAACGAGACGGAGCTGAGTTGTACTCGGTTAGGTGTTACGATTGCGATTAAGGGAAGCGATGCAAGTGATTCATTACGAGGTGCAGAACTATCAAGAGTTGTCCTGGATGAATATGCCTATCAAAAGTCTGGAGTATTTGAAGAGGTGATTTATCCCATGCTTACAACTACTCATGGCGGTGCTATGATGATTGGAACGCCAGATGGATTTAGTAATAATAATTTCTATGATTACTTTTTAAAAGGTCAAGGCGATGATGAACTATGGGAGTCTTGGCAATATAAAACTATTGATGGTGGCTTTGTAGATGAAAAAGAATTAGAACTGGCAAAAAGCAATTTAGATGAAAGAGCTTATAAGCAAGAATTTATGGCGAGTTTTGAGACAGCTGCTAACCGTGCAGCGTGGGCTTTTGATAGATCAAAGCACGTGGTTAAAGCAGAAGAACTCTCAAGTAATTTTATTATCGGGATTGATTTCAATGTAGATTATATGACGGCTGTCCTTGCTTGTGTTTATTCAGACCAGACGGTTCATTATATAGATGAGATAAGAAGGCATAATTCCTCTACTGAAGCATTAGCCCAGGAGATGAAATCGTTATGGCCTAAAGCTAAAGAATGTTATCCCGATCCAGCTGGATCTGCCAGAAGCACGACTTCAAACCGCAGTGATCATCAAATTTTGAAAGATCACGGATATAGAGTTTTAGCATCAAGAGGACATCCGAGCCATAGAGATAGATTGAATGCACTCAATAGAAAACTACAAGATGCTAACGGTGCTGTAAAGATGACCATCGATCCTAAGTGCCTTTATTTAATAAAAGATTTAGAACAAGTTCAGCGAGATAGAAAAGGTGGCATTGATAAGAGTAATATCGAATTGACTCATAGTTTAGATGCTGCCTCATATTTGATTTCATACAAGTGGCCCATAGTTCAACGCATAGCAACCTCAATTAAATGGTAAAGAAAAAATGATAGTTGAAACTAAAGACCATGTAAGAAGTTCCCTTAAAGAATTTCTTTCAGATATAACGACAGATAACGTGGAAAACCGCTATCGCAGTTTATCATATTATGAAGGAATTCAAGGTGAAATGGAAACCGACTTAGGGAAATACTTTCCTTTGAAGAATATAGAGGTGCCATTAATAGTCCAAAATATAACATCTAAGCTAATCAACGCTCGTGCGATTGGATATAAAACGCCACCAGTAAGGCAGAACGAACAATATCTGGATAACGTAAAAGACTTAGACCAAGCAATGTTAACAGCTGAACGCTTGACATATTTATTAGGCTCCCACTTGATTAGGAGTAGATTTAATGAAGAAGAAAACAAAATAGAGTATGATCAAATAATTGAGTTTGAACCTATATTTGAAGCAAGAGCAAGGCAACCGTTTGCATATACTTATCCAATTTATAATCACGGACAATCGAGATCGAATGAAGTTGTTTATGCTTATTGGTCAGCCGATGAACATTTCTTAATTCATCAGGGCGGAAGAATTGAATCAGTAAATGAAGACAATGTTAATCCTTATGGTCGTATGCCTTTTACCATCTGCCATCGCCATCCTTATACAACTGATTTTATTCGTAACGGTGCAAGTGATATTGTGAACGCTAATCTAATGATTAATTTATTAATGACCGAACTTGGTCTGGCTATGAGATTACAGGCGTTAGGTCAGCCAGTTATTACAGGAATTGATAGTGCAAGTGAAGTATCATTGGGGGTTGATAAACCGATGGTACTTCCAGAAGGTGCATCATTTCAATTCGTTTCGCCTGGTGCTAACATAGATGCTTATCTAAACGCTGTAAGGTTTTACGTTGATTCAGTTGCTTACAATAATAATTTAAAAGTTAAATGGTCAATAGGTCGGGAAGCTACTATAAGTGGTGAATCATTAAAGATGGCTGAAATAGATTTAACCGAATCTGTTATGTCAGATTATCAAATGATTTGGAGAGGTGTAGAGAATAAAAGATTTGAAACTGATCGTGCAATCTTAGAGGTTCACGGCATTAGAGTTTCTGAAGATTTTAGTGTAGACTTTTCAGAGCCACGTTTTCCCCTTACTGCTGGTGAAGAAAGAGAGCAATGGGGATGGGAATGGGATAATAATTTATCTACCACGAAAGATTGGTTGCGTAAATATAATCCAGACCTAAGCAATGAAGAATTAGATGCGAAGGTTGCCGAGATAGTCCCTGAAAAACCTGAAGAAGTTTCTCAACAGACAACCTTAGCGGATATATTAGATAGCTAATGCCTTATCTTCCTGAACAATTTGGAACCAAATACGAAACTGCTTTAAATAAGATAGCTTTTTTGTATCAAAAAACTTTTGATTCTAATGCAACTCAAGAGCAATTATTAATAGCTATTGGGAAAATAAACTTTAAAGAGTTATTCGAGGTTGAACTCGGATTTAAATCAGAAATAGATAAAGTGGGGCAATCTTACATAGAGGCTTTGAGGTCTATGGATGGATTCGCTGATGTAGATGAAACCACGTTAAGGGCTTTAGTAGAAACTGATTTAAATATTTATAGGTCTAAATTTGACAATACTTATGTGCATATGAAAGGTTTGTTTACTGAATCAATCATTAACGGATTGCCAAGAGAAGTTTTTGTAGATCGCTTAACCAAAGGTCAATTAGGAGTTTTATCTAAGTCCCAGGCAACTGCATTGTTTAATGATTCAATGGCTAAATTCAACAGAGCTGTCACAAAGCAGATGGCGATTAATTCCCCTAAGAACAAACTCTATATATTTTCTGGCCCAAGAGACCCAAGAACGAGCGACTCCTGTTTACAGGTAATGGCTTCTGGCCCAATGACATTGGCTCAAATCAATAGAAACTTTCCAGGAGTGTTTGAAAGTGGAACTCATTATAATTGTAGGCACGAGTTTAGACCGTTTACAAGTAAATCTATGTATAAAAAACAAGAGTTAGAAAAACAATTTGATGAACGTGATTTAGAGCAGGTATTTAAATTAGATGGCAATTAAACCTTTAAACGTGATCCCTGAAATAAAATTAAAAACCTTAGAAGATATTGCTGATGCTTCAGCTAATACAGTAGTTGATACGATTAGGGAAGTTCCTAATACAGCTACTAATAGAAAATACTCTCCTAAATACGCATCTTATAAATCAGTCCATGGTAGAAAATCGAGGCAAATAGGATTTGTTGATTTAACTTTTTCTGGAAATACCTTAGACAGTTATAAAAGAATCAGTTCAGAGGGATCTAACGAAAAGCAAACGGTTGGATTCACAAATAAAGAAGCAGCTAATGTTGCAGGTGGGTGGGCAAAAAAAGGATATGATATTTTAAACAATAAAATTGCAAGGCTTATTGATAAGAATATTGATGAGCATATTGATAAAAATTTGAAAGTTAATTTCAAACTCGCCACAGGGCGAACAACAATAAAAGTTGGATAACTCACAAAAGAGGATACAAATGTCAAATGAAGAAGTCGGTCAGGACGTAAAAACTGAATCCATCGGTCAGGATGTAAAAACTGAAGCCGTAGGCAGCAACGAAAAAGCTGGTGATTATAGTGTTCCAGGATACCGTTTCAAGGAACTCAAT